AACGTTTCTCCAAAATGTTCAATGATATGCTTAGAACCCAACTTCTTCTAAAAAATGTAGTTACTCCAGAAGATTGGGAGAAAATGGAAGATCATATTCAATATGATTTTCTATATGACAATCATTTTGCTGAGTTAAAAGAGGCAGAACTTCTTACAAATAGATTGACTCTTCTTACAACTATGGAACCTTATATTGGCAAATATTATTCGACAGAATATGTTCGTAAGAAAATTCTTAGACAAACTGATTCCGAAATTATCGAAATTGATACTCAAATTGAAGATGAAATATCAAAAGGTATATTGCCAGATCCTAATGCACCTGTAGATGAAATGGGGAATCCAATTCCACCAGAAGGAACATCTGAAGCATCTCCTGCTCTTGGAGAAGTTCCAGCAGAACCAGCGGCACCAGAAGCGCCAGAAATGCCACCAGAGCCTAAAGGTGGGAAGATATAAATAATCTTATAATAGTACAACGATTTTATGGAAGAATTAATCGATTTGATTGCTACTGACGGATCTCCTTCGGATATCTCTGATAAAATTAAAGAATTACTTTATGTTAAATCTGCAGATAGAATAGATTCTGCTCGTCCAGAAATCGCTTCAATGATGTTTGGTGATGCAGATCAAACAGGAGAAGAGTAATGGCAATAAAAATTGTTCAAAATGTAAATAGAATAACTGCCAATCCAGGTGTTGCTGGCACTAGTGCTCCAATTGCACTAAAAAGTGGTTACCTAAGAGTTTCTATTGCATCATCTGGTGTAGGTTGTTATGTTGCAATTGGAACAGATCCTGTTGCAACTGCCAATGATTTTCATATTGGCACATATACCGCTGAAGTTCTTAAAGAAAGAATTGCTAGACAAAAAATTGTCGGGGTTCAAACAGGAGCAACTACAACTCTTACTTTTGATAATAATGCAGGTAATCCATTTTTAATTACGGATTACGTATCAATCGAAGGAGCACCAACTGCTGGAATTAATACCACACATAAATCCATCGTTTCAATGACTGATTCATCAGTCACTATTAATTTTAACAGTTCCTCTATTAGTTCACCAAATATTACTGGGGCAGATTTAGTAAGAAGCGTAAAAGTTTCTGCTTATACGACAGACACTAATAATGGGGTCAGTGTAACAGAAGTTGTTTCTCTAGTATCCGAATAAAAAAATGAAACTCATCACAGAAGAAGTATCAGAAGTTAAGTTTATCACCGAAGGTAAAGGTGCAGATAAAAAAATGTTCATTGAAGGAATTTTCCTTCAAGGTGATATCTGCAATCGCAATGGAAGAATGTATCCAATGCAAACTCTTGCCCGTGAGGTAAAGAGATACAATGAAGCATTTGTTACAAAGGGACGTGCTTTAGGTGAGCTCGGTCATCCAGATGGTCCAACCGTAAATCTTGATCGAGTTTCTCATAAGATTGTTTCTCTAGAACAAAAGGGAACAAACTTTATTGGCAAAGCACAAATTCTTGAAACCCCTATGGGTAAGATTGCAAAATCTCTTATCTCTGAGGGTGTAACTTTGGGAGTTTCTTCTCGTGGTGTTGGTTCACTTAAGATGACCAATGAAGGTCATAAAATTGTTGGTGAAGATTTTATGCTTGCAACTGCTGCAGATATCGTAGCAGATCCTTCTGCTCCTGATGCTTTCGTTCAGGGAATTATGGAAGGTAAAGAGTGGGTTTGGGAAGGAGGAATTCTTCGTGAAAAACTTGCAGAATCTACAAAGCGTAGAATTAATACTCTAGTGGATCAAAGAACTCTTGAAGAGCATAAAGTGCAGTTATTTCAAGAATTTCTTTCAAATCTATAAATTATAAATAAATATAGATTATATACAAGAATCTAAAACAAATGTCCGTTGGTAGAAATTTACAAGAAATGGAAAACGTAGTAACCAAAGGGGCTGCATCTGCCGAACCAATGCACAAGTTAACGACTGGTATTGCTCCAGGTCAAACTGCAGGTTGGGAAGATCTAGGTGGTCCAACTCCAGAAAACTATCGTCCAGATGACGATTCTGCAAAACTTGCTACTCCAGGCAAAACCCTTGCTCAAGTAAGAAACGTAGTTAATGCTAAAGCATCTGCTGCTGAAGGTCCTCGCACTTCGGCAACTCCAGTTTCACTTCCTGGTCAAGGTGTTAAGGAAGATGCAGACTCTGAGTACGACGAAGAACTTCTAGAAGCTGCCGAAGAGGAAGAAGAGGAAGAAGAAGAGGAAGAGGGTGGCAAGAAGGGTGCTAAGAAAAAAGTAGAAGAAGCTAAGCACGAAGAGGAAGAAGAGGAAGAGGAAGAAGAAGAAGAGGAAGAGGGTGGTAAGAAAAAGAAAATGGAAGAAGAGTTTGACATCGAAGAAGATGTCAATGCTCTCCTTGCTGGTGAGGAACTTTCTGAAGAGTTCCAAGAAAAAGCACGTACAATTTTTGAAGCTGCAATTCGTTCAAAAGTTGCTGATATCAAAGAGCAACTTGAGAATGTTTACGAGCAAGCACTCGTAGAAGAAATTGCTGCAATTAAAGAAAGTCTTGTAGAGCGTGTAGATGCATACCTTGAGTATGTTGCTGATGAGTGGATTCAAGAGAATGCACTCGCAGTCGAGCACGGTCTTAAGACTGAAATGACTGAATCATTCCTTTCTGGAATGAAGCAACTTTTTGAAGATCATTATGTAACAATCCCTGAAGATAGATATGATGTTATCGAGAGCATGGTAGATAAACTTGATGAAATGGAAGAAAAACTCAACGAGCAAATCGAAAGAAACGTTGCTCTGAATAGAAGATTAGCAGAGTCGGTTGCTGATGTAATCTTTGCTGAAGTCACTGAGGGTCTCGCACTTTCTCAGAAGGACAAACTCGCTTCTCTTGCCGAAAATGTTGAGTTTGATAGTGAAGAGAGCTATCGTGAGAAACTAGTAACTCTGAGGGAATCATATTTCCCAACCAGAACTGCTGGTACTCAAAGAAACGCTAGTGAAAATCTGTCTGAGGAAACTAATCTGAACGTTCATTCAGTTAGTGGCACAATGGGTGCATATCTTCAGACTCTCCAAAGAGTTTCTAAAAAGTGATTTTTAAATTATAAGTCAAACTAACACTTCTAAAGAGGTAAAATCAAATGCAAATGTTCAATACCGAGCAATTGCAGGAGAAGTGGTCCCCGCTCCTAGATTACGAAGGTCTTGATCCTATCAAAGATTCACATCGTAGAGCTGTAACCGCTATCCTGCTCGAAAACCAAGAAAGAATTCTCCGCGAAGAGCGTGAGTTTCTCTATGAGTCTCCAACCAACAGTACTGCTTCTGGTGCTACTGCAGGTTTTGGAGGTAGCGCACAAGGTTTTAGTGCTGGTCCTACCGCAGGTTTCGACCCCGTTCTGATCTCACTGATCAGACGTTCAATGCCTAACCTGATCGCTTATGATCTCTGTGGCGTTCAGCCAATGAATGGTCCTACTGGACTCATCTTCGCAATGCGCTCACGTTACACCAACCAGAGTGGAACTGAAACATTCTACAATGAAGTAGATTCAGCATTCTCTGGTCAGGACAGTGGATTCAACAACACCCTCGGTTGGACTGATGGTGCTGTTGGTATGGGTACTACTGCACAGCAGGGAACAAACCCAGGTCTTCTGAGCCCAACTAACCAAGGAACAACCCCAACCGACTATAACGTTGGTCAGGGTATGAGAACTGATTACGCTGAATCACTCGGTGAGAGCGACCAGTTCAACCAGATGGCATTCTCAATCGAGAAAGTCACTGTAACCGCCAAGTCACGCGCCCTCAAGGCTGAGTACAGCTTAGAACTCGCACAAGACCTGAAGGCAATTCATGGTCTGAATGCAGAAGCTGAGCTTGCTAACATCCTCAGCACTGAGATTCTTGCTGAAATCAACCGCGAAGTTATTCGTACTATCTACAAGGTTGCTAAGCCTGGTGCTCAGGTTAACACCGCCACTGCTGGTACTTTCGACCTCGACGTTGACTCAAACGGTCGTTGGTCCGTTGAGAAGTTCAAGGGTCTTATCTTCCAAATCGAGCGCGACGCTAACGCAATCGCCCAGCAAACTCGTAGAGGAAAGGGTAACACCATCCTTTGCTCTGCTGACGTTGCTTCAGCACTTGCAATGGCTGGCGTACTCGATTACACCCCAGCACTCAACGCTAACCTGAACGTTGATGACACCGGTAACACCTTCGCAGGTGTTCTCCAGGGCAAGTATCGTGTATACATTGACCCATATTCAGCAAACGTATCTGCTAACCAGTTCTACGTTGTTGGTTATAAGGGTTCTTCACCTTATGACGCAGGTGTATTCTATTGCCCATATGTACCTCTCCAGATGGTACGTGCCGTTGGCGAGAATACCTTCCAGCCTAAGATTGGCTTTAAGACCCGTTATGGAATGGTTGCTAACCCATTCGCTGAGGGTCTTACACAAGGTCAAGGTACTCTTACCACCAACGCAAACACCTACTACAGAAGAGTTAAGGTTGCTAACCTCATGTGATCTAGGTCACATACTCTTCAGGGGGACCCTTCGGGGTCCCTTTTTTTATCTAAATAAAATAAAAAAGATGGCATCTGTTTTTGCTAGACAAATACAAAATAGAAATTTCCTATCGCCAGTTGGATTTAAATTTAGTTTATCTAAAGATCCAAAGGTAGTATTTTTTTGCAATTCTGCTAGAATACCGGAAATAAGTCTAACTCTTGTACAACAACCATCATACTTAAAGGATTTGGATGTTCCTGGCGGTAAAATTCAATATGGCGATTTATCTTTAAGATTTTTAGTTGACGAAGATATGTCAAACTATATGTCAGTTCACAATTGGTTAACTGGGTTAGGGTTTCCAGAATCTACTAGTCAATACGCAAATTTAATTACTAATGAAGAAGGAATAAAAGATCCACTCAGAGCATTCAGTGATGGCAGTTTATATGTTCTAGACAATAACTATAATACGAATGCAGTTGTAAAGTTTAAAGATTTATTTCCAATATCACTCTCATCTCTAGAGTTTGATGCGACACAAACTGATGTTCAATACTTTACAGCAGAAGTAACTTTCAAGTATACTATTTACAATATAACAACAAACTTATGAATCTTGATGAAATCCAGGATATGTGGCAGAAAGATTCTGTCATTGATCCCGATAATTTACACGATGAATCTTTAAAAATTCCCCAACTTCACTCAAAATATTATACCCTTTATAATACAATTACTCTTCTCCGCGAAAGAGCAAGAGACAGTTATAATAGAGTAAAATTAGAGAGGTACAATTACTACACAGGAAAGGCACCAGCAGAGGTCTACGCAGAAGAACCATTCCCATACAAAGTTAGGGAAAAAGACGCCATACAGAGGTATATGGAAGCAGATGAGAAGTTATCTAAAGTCGAAATGAAGATTAGATACTACGACATTATGTTGAAATTTCTTGAGGAGATAATTAAAACAGTTTCAAATCGAACTTATCAAATCAAGAATGCTATTGAATGGAATAAGTTTCAATCGGGGTTCAATTGACCCCTTTTTTATTATCAATAAATATTTTTGTATTGATATGAACTTATGTCTCACTTGGTTATATCTAAAAAGAATGAGGTATATTTACAGGTAAAAGCAGAGCCACACGTATATTACGAACTCGCAGACCAATTCACCTTCGATGTACCTGGCGCCAAATTTATGCCCCAGTTTCGCAACAAATACTGGGATGGAAAAATTCGTCTATTTAATACACAGACCGGAGAAATCTATATTGGTCTGCTAGATAAACTTACACGTTTTTGTGAGAATCACGATTATACTTACGAATTCATTAATAACAAGTTCTATGGATTGCCATTTGAGATAAATGAACATATTTCAAAGGAAGGTGTTAAAGATT